ACATACTCAGACTCTATACTAGCTTGTAACTCATCTGCTTCATTAACTGGGTCAAATACCACTACTTCATTATTCTGAGTAAATGACTTCATTATTTGAGGCATTATCCACTCAATAGCATCTGCAATATCTGTAGACACTATTGATGAACGACCTTCTTGCTCTGTACCATTTGGTAAACCAAGATAGTACATAAGTGGGTCTTGTAGCATTGCTGGACTTGAAGTAGTGATATTAGCATTACTAAGTTCATTTGCTATAATAGCAAGAATGTCACTCTCAGATAATTTATTTTTCATTTTTATGCAATCTCATTAATCGTTCCATAGTTGTTTTTGGAGACTCATCTGCAAGCTCTTGTGGCGACATTAGTGCTCTGGCTTGTGTCATGCGAGATTGTTGTTCGCCTGGTGCCGAATAATAAGTTTCAAAATCGTTTTCGCCACTATTAGCACCTTGGCCTAATCCATATTTGTATTGAGTAACATGCGTTAACTCATGCAACAATGTACTTAATAGTTGATCATTATTGGCATAATTTACAGATACTGAAGGATGCGCTATTAATGGACTATTAAGTTCTTTAATTTTATCATACAATGCTATAGGACTAGGTAGTGCGCCAAGTGGTCCACTTTCTGACTGTCTTTTAAGTTCAATATCAGTCTGACCTCTTTTTGCAGGTAGTGTTCTATTAGTATACTTTTCAGTAGTTAAAGGTACACCAACCAAATCGGAACTGTTACTAAATAGTGCGGGATGGTTTAGTACATCTGATATTTTGCGATGTTCTTTAACACCAACTCTACCTAGTTCAACGTTTTTAGTATCATAATCATCAGTTAGTCCAACTGATTGTTTTAAAAAATTAATAACACTAGGACTGATTTCAGTTGCACCATTTAGTTTGGCATCATTATCTGGTATCTCACCTAGTAAAGCAGTACTACCATTTTGCATCGGATTTTTATATAGTCCAAACTTTTTCCACACTTCTTTATCAGTGGCACCTTTACCAAAGGCTAGTGCAGCTTTCTGTGCTTTAGCAAAATCGTACCCTTTCATGCCGGCTACTAGTGGACTAGCTTCAGCACCGCCAATAGGGTTTATAGCTGCTAAAAATTTATCAAATGCAGACATTATGCGAAAGTATTATTAAAACCATCTATCCAAGCTTGATAGGCTGGAACACCGACAGAAAATGGATTAGTGCCGACTAGTGCACCAGTCTGTGCTGCTCTACGTCCATCGCCCCATGCTTTGTTTAATTTAAAACTGTTTTTATATACTTTACCAGCCATTAACATGCTCCTCTTTTCTTGCCAGGCATTGGCATAGGTGGTTTCTTTGGTTGTGTTTTTGCTTTAGCCATCATATAATACCTAAGTTAGAGTACGAATAGTCAATCTTCTTGTCTCCATACCCACCAACAACTCTGTCTCCACCGACTGCGCCTAGAAACAGATATTGCATGGCATCACCAGCATGAGAGTACTTACCCTTGTCTGGCACGTCCTGGTATCGTTCTTGTCCTGATACCTGCATACGTTTATACTTATAACCACCAGCACAAGCCTTACGAACTGTAGATGCTGACGAATATACACAGAAGGCTGGTTTACCATTAAAGTCTAGTCGCATCATATAGTCTGCAACTGCCTCTCTACGTATAGTGAAGTCGTTAGTATATGTAGGCCATGCGTTAACACCTTGATTGGCAAGTATCATAAACGGCGTCATCTCGTCTGTCTGTGCTCTTTGCACACCAGCAGGGTCAGCGTATATCTCCATAGACTTGAAGTCACGGTACGTAGTAGATAACTTCTCATGAAGCAGTCTACCAAACGACATAGCACCCATATCAAACGTACATAATTCGTCGAATACTACCATTCTACCAGATGCGGTAGTCTGACCAATAACAGCCGCTGGTGTTAACCCAAAGTCTATGCCAATATATAGCGTACGAGTAGGGTCAGGAATAAATGTCTCAGATGACGAATGTATCTGGTCATTATACTCTATCCATACTGGTCTACCATCTGCTATAAAACCGTACATACCTTTAACATATACATTAATCCAGTCCTGTGTTTTACCTGCCATCATGTTCTTGTAATAGTTACGAGGCAGATTTACTATGTTCTCAGCTTCCTCAGATATACCTGAAGGCTGTGTAAATAACTTATGATTATCTGGCTGTAGCTCTTCAAAAAGAGTGTACCACCAATGATCTGAGTCAGGTGGGTTAGTGTCTAGTATCACACCAAAGAACGTAGGTTGTACACCAAGCACTGGTGGAGGGTAACGACCAACACGACCTTGTACCATATCCATCACACTCTTAGAAATCTCACGGGCCTCATTTATCCAAGCTGCTGTAATCTCTAATGATAGTAGTTTCTTAATGTCATCTGGCTTATCTAGCGCTCTAAACAGAAACTCTGAATGTACCATAGTGCCATCAGCCAATGGTTGTTCCATTGTAAACACCATGTTTAGACTTGAGAAGTGACCAGAGTCTTCTTGTATCCATGTAAAGAAGGTTGCTATAGTTGTATCTAATAGTTCGCGATACGTGTTACGTATAATAGCAAACTTAGTACGTCTAATGCCTTCTTTGTCAGGCTCTTGTTCCATAGCTATCATTAATAACTCTAAAACACATGTGACAGACTTACCACTACCAATTGGACCAAGTAATGCACGCACAAAGCCCGAGTCAATATCTCTAGCTTCGTGGAACTTTCTTCCAGTTGTTGATGGAGTGTAAACCATTTCTGCCATATAACCTCACTTACTATAATGAATTATATCATATATAGGTAGTATAGTCAAGAATTATTTTATTTATTTACTGTAAAGTAGTTAAGTAGATGACAAATCTTTTTCCAGACTTGCAAAAATTTTTTTGAGATTGCATTTTATATTTCAGATTTTGCAAAAAATTTTTTTGAGATTGCATTTTATACTAAATTCTAGGTTTGCAAAAAATTTTTTTTGAAATCGCATTTTATATCAGAGGCTTATCACTGTCATCGTCCTCGTCATAGAGCCCCCACCCATCTACGTGAGAAGTTCATTGTTGGTTCACTCAAGTCAGAAAGTCGTTGCAAATCAATGAGTTAAAATTAATTTAACTTAAATGAAAAATAAATTTGACATGCCCAGAATTGTGTGAAATAATGGCCTCGGATTCAAGAAATCCAACCAATCAATCTAATCAATAAGGAAGTATACCATGAGCACTAAAAGACAAACAGCAACTGACGGCACTCAAGCACACAGAGACCTTGCAACCGTTAAGAACAACATCAACTACTGGATCAAGGTGCATGGCATGGACCGTGAAGAAGCCAAGGCAAGAGTTAACCAACCATCATACGTTATGATGGATGCAAAAACTATCAACCGTGAAGTAGCAGCTGAGGCTAAACGTCAAGCCAACCTGAAGGCAAGACAGGAGCGAGAAGCTGAGCAACAACGTAAAGAGGCTGAAGCTGAGCAACAACGTAAGGAGCAAGAGCAACAACGTAAAGAAGAGCCCAAAGCAGAACCCAAAGGCGAGACCAAAATCAATCAACGTAAAATCGGCATAACAGTCAATGGCGACCAATATGCTTCAATATGCAAGGGTATGGCAGCAGTCGGTATACAAGACAAAGGCACCAAGAACTGGTTCAAGATTAGAGCCGACTTGAAGAAGTCTGGCATATCAATCTTTGGTGAGTATACATTCATTCAACTATAACAACCAACCAAGGACATGGATGTCCTATTGCTTCATGTCAATGATTAGGGTAGTTGCAGAACTACTCTTTTCTTTGATTTCCAATGTCTTTAAGTCAGGCATACACTTGCGCAATATAGTGGTAAGTACTTCAGCCTGAAACTTCAACCTAGGCAAATCCTCGATACTACAAGATTTGGCTTGATGACCAAGTTCTAGCAGACCAATGACTGCCGATTCAGGGTCGAGCTTTTCTCTCAACTCTTCAGCTCTAAGGCCTGCCTTTACTCTCTTTTCAGCCAATACACCACTGTGGTAGTCTCGCTCTATCTTCTTCCAATCTACTACTTCTACCATGAAAAAACCTCTAAAAATGATTAAATACTAATGAAAAATCAATGAAAAACCAGTAAAAAGGTGAACAAGTGAACAATTGAGGTTCACCCGTAAGTCATTGATTTATAAGAGAAATTCTCGATTTAGAACCGGTGAACCAGTCCAATCTGGCTCCGTTTTATACATAAATATCATTCTCAGACTAGATCAATATATATAATTTTGGTTCACCTGGTTCACTTAACTATTTCTTCTTATAAATCAATGACTTATCTCGCTCTTAAAGAGAACCATTCCTAGTTCTCCACATGTTCACCTGGTTCTCAACAAGCTTTTCTAAGACATGATATATAGTATCACATATTGGTAATAAAATCAATAAAAAATAATTGACATCAAGTAAAAAATATGATATAATGTGTACATCTTATAGGATGTCTAATCAGCATCGTAAAAGATTATCACCAACATGATTAATTGGTGGTACAGTCCTCTATTCTATCCTGCCTATTTAAATGCTGCCTACCAATACATTTGGTAAGGCAGTACTTTATCTGGTCACATGGTAGACTCTTTTAATGGCAAGGCACCATAGATGGTGGAATTATATGACAACAGACAATATTAGTAACACAGAGTTTCTATCAACAATATTTCCAGACTTAAATTCATTCCAATGTGACCAAAGATTTCGATATATCAAACCTAACGAACTTAACAAAAACCATGCGCTATACTATGCTATATGTGCAGTTACAGAACAAACTCGTAAGAACGACAACTTCACATCGCTCAATGTATTGGTATGTGATGACGTTGGTACCAAGGCAGAGACTCCTTCTCTTCCGCCTTCGTACATCATACAAAGCTCACCTGGTAATTTTCAATATGGCTATATCCTCACAACTCCAGAAACAGACATCAATAAGGCTAAAGCATTAATAACACACCTTATAAACTCTGGATATACAGACGCTGCTGCACATGGTATAGTCCGTCTAGTACGACTACCATCTGGTGTCAATGGTAAGAATGAGCCAGATAAGATAGACTTCAAAGTACATCTAACTTATTGGGACCCAGCAACAACGTATTCGTACCAAGAACTTACATCG